AGATTCATTCACTGGCATATTTGATTTTGATGGTGATACCAACTTATACACTATTCAAGTTGATGCTGGTAACTCGAATTCGGCAGATAACGCAAATGTAAATGTCGATGTAGATGGATCAACTAATACATTTACACTTGATCTAGCGACTAATTCTTTAGCGAGTGGTGCAGACATTGATACGATAGTGCAAGGTGCAAGCAACACAGTAAACATTGACCTTGATGTTGATAGCGCAACCAACTATATTGATTTAGATGGAGATAGTAATACTGTAAATTATGATGGAGATGGTTATGCGGGTGCTTATTTCAAGTTGGAACACGATGGTAACTCAAGGTCGTTTGATGTTGACCAACAATCTACGCAAGACAACGATTGGTTGCGCGTCACTTCTTCTGGCAATAATGGCAGCGTCTGTATTAACCAGGACGATCAAGGCACAAGCGTTGGATGTTGATATTGGCAACATCACAGAATTAAAAGGCAATACCAGAGTCGTTAGAGATAAGCCGTATGAAAGTATTATTGATTTCTCTCTTAATTCTTATGATCGCTTGGAAACAGCTAATGGTCGTATGGGCGTTACTTTTCGAGATGACACAACAATACGGCTCACACCACACAGTCAGGTTGTGGTGGATGAATTTGTTTTTGATCCTGACCCAAATAAATCTAGTATGGCAATCAATTTTGTAAAAGGCACTGGCAGATTTATTTCAAGCAAAACAAAACGCATACCTAAAGACAACATCACTGTTAGAACGAACTCGGCTACAGTTGGTATTCGTGGCACGGATTTCACAATCACTGTAAAAGAAACAGGAGAGGCCCTGATTATCTTGTTGCCTGATGCAAGCGGGGAAGCGAGTGGGGAGATAGTGGTTTACACGGCATTGGGAGAAACTGTTCTTACTAAACCCTATGAATCCACTACTGTATATAACTTTGAAACAGCACCGACAAGAGGCGTAGTTTTAAATCTTGATCTATCCATGATTGACAATATGTTAATTGTGAACCCACCAGAAAATGAAGAATCAGAAACAGAAGAAAACAATACCAGAGCAGACAATATATTGGATGTTGATTTATTGGAATTTGATGAACTTGATACCGATGAATTACAAAATGATGAACTTGAATACACTGAATTAGATATAGATTACCTTGCTGCTAATTTTCTTGAGGATTTACTGGATGTAATACAAGAGATTGATGAACTCTCAAAAGCAAACAAAGCATTATCATCCGATGGTATTAGAGGTACAGATATTGGATACGATAGTGATACCCAGATAAATACATTTGTAAACGATAGTGAAGTTAAGTTTATTAGACAAGTAGAAGATAACTTACAAATGCAAGTATCAAAGGATGGATCATACAGCATAAGAATCGAACAAGAAGGTAAGGTCAATCAAGTCATCACGAATGGTGGTGGCAGTTCTACAATCAATATCAAACAGGGAAGTTAAATAGGATTACCCTCAGAATCGCACTTGTGTACCAGTTCAAGTTCGAGATCAATATAGTGCTTGGCTTTCAATAAATCTTGCACTTTATCTTCTTTATCTCTGGTAACGTATTTGACTACATTACCCATACAAAAAGAGAGATTGTTTGCCACAATGTATTCAATAGGTTGAATTTGTTTTTTATAATGATCTCCACCCATTTGTTTATCCGTTGCTAGTTTTTTTCTCATAAACACTTCCATTTAAGATTTGAATGTGTATATAATACAGCAATCGTGTAGAAATGGGAAAAATAATGAAAGAGAGAAAAGGGTATTCCAATTTTATGTCAACCACAGAGCTTGCTGCTCGGTGGCACAAATCCCCAAGAACTTTAGAGAACTGGCGCGTACAAAGTATCGGCCCAGCTTATACCAAGATTGGCGGTACTGTCTTATACGAAAGAGATGTTATCGAAGATTACGAAAAACAATCAAAAAGTAAATAGCAATGAACGCTAGAAATAAAGGGAGAAGGGGTGAGAGAGAAGTGATTGACGTTATTAAAGAAATGACTGAGGTTGAGTTACAGGTCAATTATTCTCAGACCTATGGTGGCGGGCATGATTTATTGGGTGGTGAGCCGTATGCGATTGAAGTAAAACGTAGGAAAAGTATTACGCAAGGCGATGTGCGTCAGTGGTGGGTGCAAACGTGCGAGCAAGCGGAGAAGGTAAATTTAATACCTTGCTTGTGGTACAGGGCAGATAGGCAACAATGGCAAGTGGTTTTACCACACACTAGCAAACTTTTTCCAGATGATGATTTCAACTGCACAGCAACAATAAACCCTGAGTTGTGGGCTAAGATTTACAAGGAACATAAAGATGGCTCACAGTAGATTCTCACCATCAGCAGCAAAGCGTTGGATGGCTTGTCCTGGTTCAATACAACTATCTGAGTCAATACCTTTTGTTATGGATACCACAATACCCGCAGCTACAGGTACATTGGTTCACCACATGGTAGAGATGTTGCTCAAAGACAGACTAGAGAATGTCACATTGAGTGACTACTGGTTAGATCGTGAAGAAGAAATAGATGGATTCAATATCAAAGTAAATAAGTCAATGATTGATTGCGCGGAAGTCTATGTTGATTATGTTAAGAATAGACAAGAAGAATTAGAAGGCACTTTATTAATAGAAGAAAAGCTATATATAAATGAAATATCTTCTGAGTGTTGGGGAACAGGCGATGCCACCATACTTGGAAAGAAGGCAAACCGAATAGCAGTAATTGATTTAAAATCAGGTAAATTCCCAGTAGATGTTGAAGATAACCCACAATTAATGATCTATGGTTTGGGTGCATTAGCAAGATACGGAAATGATAGAACTACAATGGAATTGACAATCGTACAACCAACCTCATATCACAAAGATGGCAAGATTCGCGCATGGGATATAACTGCGGATAACCTAGTGGAATGGGGTTTCAATATTCTAAAGCCAGCTATTGAGGCTTGCTTAGAACCAGAGCCAGTATTTAATGCTGGGAGAGATCAATGTCGCTTCTGTCGAGCAAAAGAAATTTGCGAGGCATACAAAAAATACGAGGTATCAACATGAGCGAAGATATACAAACATTTTCTTTTGAGGATGGAGTCGAGCATAAAATTGACGATCTATCTGATGAAGGTAAATTAACTTTAAACAAATTGACTTCTGTCAATAACGCAATTCGTGACGTGAAAGGGAACGCTGAGTTTGAATTAGAAAAACTTTCTATCCTGAGTGCGCATTACAGCAGTCAATTACAATCTATTGTCAATCAAAAAGAGGAGAGAAAAGACAATGAGCCTAAAAGCAATAAGAAGTAAAACGCAGTTAAAGCCACCACGCATAACCATTCATGGAACGGCTGGTATTGGAAAGACATCGTTTGCAGCAAGTATGAATAAAACAATATTTGTGCTATCGGAAGATGGGATGGGTAAAATCCAATGTGATCATTTTCCTGTCGCAAGAGATTTCGATACCTTTATGGATAACATGAATTCTTTGTTAAAAGAAGATCATTCATTTGCTACAGTTGCGGTGGATTCTTTAGATTGGCTTGAACCGCTTATCTGGGAAAAGGTATGCGCAACACACGGCAAAAAATCAATCAGCGAATTTAATTACGGAACTGGTTATGTTGAAGCGTTGAAACATTGGCGTGATTACATAGATGTTCTTAATCGTTTGAGAGATGAAAAGAAAATGACTGTTGTGCAAATTGCACACACACAGATCAAGCGTTTTGAGTCACCAGAAGTAGAAGCGTATGATCGTTACGAGCTAAAGTTACATAAAAAAGCAAGTGATCTTATTCTAGAACACAGCGATGCTTGTTTCTTTGCTAACTACAAACTTGGTACTGTTAAGGTTAAGGGTAAAGGTGGGCAAACAACAAATAAAACTGTTCAAGGAGATAGATTGTTATATACCCAAGAACGACCAGCTTTTGTAGCAAAAAACAGGTATGGATTGCCCGAAGAGATGAATTTCGATTGGCAAGAAATTAGATCAGCAATTATCGGGAAATAAAGGAGAATAATATGACCGATTTGAGTAAGTACGGGCATGATTTTGATGCCGAGATGGAATCGAAACCAAAGATAGAAGAAGGTCGACACAACATGACTTTCGTTGGTGACGAAATAGTAGTTGGTAATAATGGTTGGGAAGCAGTCAAACTATCTTTCGAGATAGAAGGCACTACCATGAATGTAAGTTACACTTGCACTATGGCGCATGATACCAGTGATAAAGCGGTTAGTATTGGTATTGAGTCACTTAG